TCCTCTACGTGAGTATCGCGATTCACCCGTACTTTAAGGTGGTCGAGATTCTCGCCGCAAAAGGAGGCGAATCCTAGGAACCTACTGTCCTGTTCCTTCATCCCAATTATCGGAAGATTCTTAGCTTCCGGATGGGGAACCGTCTTTTCGAGATACTTCGCGGAGTGCCAATAACCCTTTTTGAAAAAGTTATTGGAGCACTCCACTACGCTCTCCAGAGCAGTAGGGGACGAGCTATCGTACGCCTCACGGTAGTATGCCGGGGTAACATCAATCCCGTCATACGCATCCATACCACACGATTCGCGGAACTTTCCGCGAGCGAAGGACTTCTGCTTGTTTACCTTGAGGAGACACGTCTCTAACAGAGACGTGAGCACCGGGTATGCGTCAATGGGAAGTATAATATCATCCCCAAAGACGCGGACACTTGGAGCTAAGGCGGCGATCGCATCAAAGTCTTCCACACCTCGCGTCAGCGCAAGGGCCCATAAGGCCAATGTCGCGTAAACGATCGTTTGGACTGGAAATACGACTGCACTACCTTGTGTCGAGAACTTGCGGAGCAATATAAGTTCATGCTCTCCCAAGTCCACTGCCCTCGTCCGCGCTGCATGTAGTCCGTCTAACAGAGATCTATTACCCTGAAAGACGTATTCCACTAGGCGCGTGGTAAGACGATCACTGGCGGATGATAAGTCCACAGTGGCGTATGTTCCATGACGAGAGCTCCATAGCGCAAGATCGCGAGATACTTGCTGACTCCTAAAATCTATGCAGCTTTTCAGAATGGTATGAGGGATTCGTTCCTCAAGCCACCTCTGAATACCGCCTTGTACCCACTGATGGGCAGTCGGTTCCGCAGCGATTAATCGCGGTCCCGACTGGGTTTTAGGCACGGCATGTAGCCGTGATGGAAACTCCATATACCTGACATTGTCTACATGCTCTATGTTAGGAGCACCATGCCAGTCATACGGAAACACAGGCTCAAGCCGTCTCGTCCAATTCCGAAGATCGTACTTTACGTACGCTTCATCCTTATCAGAGACGGCGCCTGGTCC